TGGGGGCAGACAGGACTTTAGTCCCCGACCCGTTGACCATGGGCACCTGTATGCGCCGGGAGTCCAAGTCAAACACGACCGGGCCCGTGTAAGACGGGTCCGAGACGCATGTGACGTTCAGCCTGACAGGGGAATTCGCGGAAAGGTCGATAATACCGCCTTCCACTTCGACGCTGAACTCCTCACGCTCGTCTGCGGGCTGTCCGACCGTCCGGGAACCGTCGTCCCAGATAGTCCGCTTGCCGTGCCGTGCTGAGGACGCCACCTGCGCTGCCGCGCGCCACTGGGCGCACTCAGCGTCCGTAACCTCGACATAACGCTTACCGTTCCCGTCAGGGGGTGTGGCTACGCCGCCGGACTGGTATCCAATGACTTCGTTGGTCCCTTCCTTCAGAACTAATACCGTAATGCAGCTCATGCCTCGCCTCTTGCTTTTTATAAACGCCGGTTAAGACCTTTGAACCGTATAAGTGCCGTCCCCGTTATCGCTAGTTGTCAAATTAAATTCCGAATTGGTAATTTCAGAATTGTCATTTTTATGTGTGTTTGGCACAGCAACATCCAAGTCAAGCCGACGAAAAATATCAACTATCTTTGTATTATCCCCAACCGCATCAGCAATTTGACTAACGGGATGAACATGCTGTGCCGTAATGTCAAAGTCGTCTGTGTTTGCCGGCGCAAAAGAGAACGGCTCTTCGACAGTAATAGCTTTAGTCGTGCCGTTGTACCCAGTAATAATGCGCGCCTGACCTTCCAGAGCACCGCCCGTAAATATGATGGTCTGGTCAACGTAAAAGTCGTCAGTTGTTTCAGTAAGGTTAGTTATGAAAGTAGAAGCCCCTGGAGACCCGTCATTGACCTCTCCGTCTGCAGCGACGATGGTTCCGGCTTGGCGTAGTTGACGACCAGCGGACTGCGCGCCGTTATGTTCTGTTTGACTGACTGTCTCATCCCACACAGCGTCAGCCACAGATAGAGGTGCCACCAAGTCCGTTGTGATTACGGTAGCACCAACTGAATTATCAATGACCGTGCCGACGCCATGGAACCGCCATGTGCCTGACGTAATGGTAGAGTCTAGCGTAATAACGCAGCCTTGAAGGTGAAGCGAGCAGTCTCCGCCTGAAGACTTATTCTGAATAATCATTTCACCATCAAGCGAACGAGCAGCCATTCGGCCACTGCCGTTCATATCCAAAATAGGAATATCTGTTCCTGGGTTTACCGCACTGACAGCCGCACACTTATTAAGCATGACGAATCCGCTTGGCGTTGAAAGCGTATTAGTGCCTTCACGCAACACGCATGCTTCTAAGTGCCCAAAAATGCCCGTGACATTTTTTAAGGCAACTCGCGTGTAATAGGCAGAACCATTGGCACCCAAGTCTCCGCTAAGTAGCAAACCTTCAAATTCACACCCAGAAAGTGTTGCAGCGGCGTCAATAGTAAGCTGTGTTGTTCTTGGACTGCGGCCAAGAAATTTCATGCCGCTATGAGTCCCGGTAAACGTCGTATTTCCTCGAATAGTTAAGTTGTATAAGCCGCGCGCGTCAGCGATTAATTGGGCGTCTGAGTCGTTATCAACAGGAGAGCGCGTCGTGCCAACGGGGTACTTTGTTCCAGAGTTACCAGAAGTCGGGTCAATCCAGACGCTGCCTTCATCATATGACCCAAACTGGACGTCCTCAACCTGCAACAAACTGTCTTGCACGACGCCTGCAGTGGCATTATTAACTATTGTGCCACTGCCACGAATAACAATTGTGCCAGCAGTAACTGTAGAACTTACTTCTACACTACCGCTAAGTAAGTCCATCGAAATTTTAGCGCTGGCGTTATTTAAATTAGTAAACTCAACGTCGCCAATGTAGCCACGGAAAACTGTGCTTGGCCCAGATGCACCGCCTAAGTCAATGCTTGGCGGAGCCACGATATCAACACTTGAGTAGCAATTAATAAAAATACAATCAGCAGACCCCGACATAGCGACGGAACCTATAATTACACTGTTCTCCATGATGCCGTTAAAATTTGTCACGCTGACAACAGCGGCATCCCTAATGAGACTTTTTCCTCCCAACGGGCCGCTAAGCTGCAAGACTTCATAGTTGCAATTATCTACAGTTGCGCCAGCCGATATCGTAAACGGGACTGCGCCAACAGCTCCGCTAAACTTTTTGCCGCTGAAGTTGCCTGTACTTGGCAAAGTCGCAGCCTCAAGAATTTTGAATTCAGAAAGGCCACGCTCGTTCGCAATAGCTAAAGCATCAGCAAAATTGTTAACTGGATTAATAAGCGTTCCAACAGGATACAATGTTCCTGTATATGAACTAGACGGGTTAACCCAGACAGCTCCTTCGTAAGTAGCAAACTCCAAAGCAAACTGATTACTTAAAGTTGCAGAAGACGAGCTAACTCGAACAACCTGAGTAAACGCCGTAGGATAAATCGGGTCAAGCTCAGCACCGACAGAATCAACAGCAACCAGATTGCCACCGCTAAGATTCTTTTGCACGACATTGTGAACGTAGTACAAGTCGCCTATTTGCCAGTCTTGTCTTGTCCCACCGTTCAGCGTGAGGATAGTTAGCTGAGTTTCGCTGTCAATTGACAGCACTGTCCCAAACGACCCTGTAGTAACATTGGTGACATTAGCGCCTTGCGTCACGCCGTCCGTCTGAAATGTCGCACTGGTGTCAGTAAGTGTTTGGCCGTCTAAAGAGTTAGACGTAGCCGAACCATCTGAGGTTGTCGTTGGGCTTGGCTCAAACGCTATCTGGGCATTCTGAAGCGTAGCAGTAATACCAACCTTGACGCCGCCGCCAAGATCTTCTTTCCCGGCAGCGGCAACAATAAACGGGTAGACCATGCCCCCTGATGGGTCATCTTCCCAGTCGCGAAGCTGGTCCACCAGTTCCTGAACGGTTATCTCATCGGTGGCCGAATCAATAAATATCAGTCGTGGCGAACGCTCAGCATCAACTGTTAGCGCCATCAGACTTAGCCTCTAGCTCTCTAACAATGCGCGCATAGTCACGTTTGGTCGCCTGCTCCATCTCAATGGCCTGCTCAAACGTGCGGATATTTTCATCACATTTTTTAATAGCCGCCCGCATGGCATCGATGTCATAGCTACGTGACGATTGTGTCGGTGTTTCTGACAACCGAGTTACTCCTGTCAGTTCCGCTAGTCGTGTCATCCGTCGTGAACGGAATGATTTTAGTCGCATTCGCCGAGTTACGCGCGACAACCCTAAAGAAAATCGGACTGCTATAAATCAAGCTAACCGATGCTGTAGAAGCTGTTGCGTACTGGTCCAGAAGCGGCACATATACATCATCCAAAGTATTGATTGCCACTGGGATGCAGTTCAGCTCATAAGTGTCAGTTGATACCTGACCTGTAATAGCAGTCGCCAATGTAAGCTGGGTGTCTGAATCAACCGTTTCGACATAAGCGTAACCCCGACCAGCGCCGCCGCCTGTCGTGTTATAAACAAGGTCTCCGCGCTTTGCCGTGGTCAAAAACGAAGCACCTGAGTCAATAAGAGTCGTGGTGTTAGTCCCTGCCGTAGCCGTGCCTGTCGTGTTCGCCAGCGTAAACACAGAGCCGGACCAACTGCTATAACGCAGTCGATAGTCTTGATTATTGCTGCTGTTATCGCGAATACGCAGAACGCCACCTGTGGTTTTGCCTGGAACATCCTGAGCAATTGTCGTATCCACAGTCAGCGTCGCATCGCCAATAGCCTCGCCGCCCGCCGCCGAGTATTCAGTCTTGTCGATGTCTCCGCCAGGGCCAGTCAGACGGAAGATAGCCACCCGGTCATCAGTCGATGTCGCTTCGCTGGTGCCGACAAGGTTGGAGACTGTCAGCGTAATAGCTGTGGGCCGTTGCTTGGTGCCGCCAGGAATCGGGGTAAGCTGGAATGAGTTTTCATCCGCAGCCACCCAGTTAGACAGCAAAACACCCCTAGCACCAAAGAACGTTCCACCAGCATAGGTTCCAAACGGTGACACTGCGTTAGGCGCGAATGCGACTGCTGCAGTGTTTGGCGTGAACGTGCCGCCATTGTCATTATCTGTAATGACATTAGTGGTATTGAAGGTTCCTCGGGTGCTTCTGAGAAGCAGGATTTTATTGGTCGCGTCGTAGGAAATGATTGTCCCCACCGCGCCCGTGGTTGCCTGCGTAACGTCAGCTCCCTCAGCCACTGTCCCAGTAACAGAACCTGAGAACGCCAGATATACCGTGCCGCCGATATACTGCTCGCCCTCGATACCATCAGAGTTAGTGGTGCTGGTCTCCCCTCGCCGAGTGATGAATTTCAGCCACTCATAGACCTCAGACAGCGGGTTTGAATTACAGTCGATGTCAATACCGTAGTATTCGTCAGTGCCGTCATCATCAACGTCAAATGCTTGAGCCGTAAACGATATGGACGGGAACGCATTGTTCGTGAACCAAGTCGCTAATGCCGGACCTTGATTTGACGGAGCAGAGCCGTCCTTCGTTGCGGAGCCAGTTGCATCGTTATTAGTGATGGTTTCTGCCGCAGTCTGAAAATCAGTTAGCGGGTCGCCTACTAGATAATAATGAAACGTGTAGGTTGGGCTAGACCCGGTAATCAGGGTGATAATTCCGCGCGCGCCAGAGGTGGCGCCTTCAATTTCATCTCCAACCGAAAAGTCGTCAGTGCCAACCGCTGTGGTCGTAATGGACTTGTTCCCTGTCGTGTTATTCAGGTCGGCCTTGGTGCCGAGCGGAATAGGGTTGCGACCGCCAGAAGTAGTCGAGGTCGCTGTCTCGAAGAACGAGTATTCCGTCGTCGCTTTGCGCGCAAACGCCGTCAGGTAGCCCCCATCAATAAGCGGGTTACTGGCCGACTTCCAGTCACGAATTGGAACGCAGACGTCAATCTGGCCGTCACCCCAGTAATCCTGGGTATTATCGTTGACGCTGTAAAAATGCGCCTTGCTGTTGTCGGCAGCATCACCCTGATACAAATAGATATGAGTGTCGTCCTCAATCGTGCCGATAGAATAAAGGTTCGCCCAAATCTGCTCGCCCGTTGTGGAGGCGGCGGTCTGCGTGGCTGTATGTGACGTGCCGGCCTCGGTCAGCGTCCCAGAAGTCGAGTCAAAATTATTTGCTGCTGCGCTGCTGTTAGGGCGTATAACCAGATAGTCGGTCGCCCCACCGTCAGAAATAACTTCAAGCAGCGTGCCTGCGTCGCCGTCGCTGTGACTAATGGTGTTGCCGGCATCTGCAGCGACAATCGTGCTGGTTCCTGACGTTACAGGCACGACTACCACGCCCGTGGCTGACGTTACAGTACGTGTCCAGCCGGAAGTACGCAAAGCGCCGCCGGTCATGTGTTCCATCAGGTCGTAGGTGATATACCACGGCTCAGCGTCGCCAGTGTCAATCAGGCCAGTGGTATATTCCACGGGCGTCTGAGCAGACATTGGGGACGGGTTATCCATCCTCAGCGGCTCATCAAAGTGGTCCATGAGCGCCGAATAAAGCTGATTCATGGTATAGGTGGTGGACGCGCCGCCTGACCAGTAAATACGTTTTTGCCGACTTTCGTCCAGATAGGCAATCGTGACGTCGCCGCTAAGAATTGTGTCTGCCATTACAATACTCCATCTTCAACAAGGACGACTGTAACGTCGAGTCCACCAGTGCCAATTGTACCAGTGGTTGAGTAGTTCTGATATCTAGTATCGCCTGGGGACGACTTACGCACTTTAATTAAGACCGTCGCAGGCGTCGCCCCGGTATAACTTGTGCTTGCTACACCAGAAGCGTTTGTGTCTGTGTTTAATATGCTGCTGTTATCGCTTGATAACCTTACAGTTGTCTGAGCGTTCTGAACTGGACTGTTGTTAACATCTAGAACAGTAATTGTCACTGTCACAGCGCCCAAAAACTGGACAATGCCGTCATTTGTGGCTGGATTGCTGCCATTTGACTTAGAAACAAACAGCGCATCTGTCGTGCTGTTGTACACATCCTTCTCATTTGAGCTAAAAGTTAGCCCGTCATAAGTCACTGCGGGACTAATCGAATAGGCGTCGCTGATGTCAAAATCGTTATCTGTGCCGCCAGTCAGCGCGCTTAATGTGACTTGTGTATTTGAGTCAACAGACGATACTTGTCCGTATGAGCTATCTGTTTCGTTATAAACGTAATCATTTACTGCTACGGTAGATAAAAACGACGCGGCTGAATCAATCAGCGTCGTGCCAGTTGCATCTGCCGTGGTAACTGTTCCAAAAGCCACGCTATCAATAGCGTCATGTTCCACGCCATAAGCTACGTCTGAACTGCTGTGGCTATTCGCAATAAAATTAGAATTTTTAATATCCATTGACGAGTTCCACAGAAGCGCCGCGCGCGTACTGGCGTCTGCTGTGCCGTCATCGTAAACACCGATAAAACTACAATCACGGATGACAATCCCGCCTACAGGGTCAAACGTTGTACAGCCCGAAAAGCTGTTACCGATAGATTCATGATTAGTGTTTGTGCCCCAGCTCAACCCACCGCTAATTCCTTGAAAAGACGAACCATAAACAAGAACAGTGTTGGCGTTTCCGTCATCAAAGTCGATTGTAACCGGGGCGCCAGACTGAACAAACGTAACGCCGTTTCGGCCAGATGCCGTGTCGCCGCTGCCAACCTTGGCCCCAAAGGTAACACTGGTTGCGCCAGTCCCGTTCCCGACAACCTTAAACTGCTGGAATGACGTCGATACAGCGTCAACAACGCTAGTACCGTTGTAGTATTGGGGGCTTTCAAATACGACAATAGAGTCTGTGTCGGTCAGGGTTGCGGCGTTTGTACCAACATCATCGCCAAGTTCAATTGTTCCCCGGACGTAGATAATGCCTTCTTTACTGGTCACGACACCGTACTTGTTGCCAATCGTTCCTTCGTCAGCGGCAAGAATGTCCGCCCATGTTGCGTCTGTCGTTGACGTCCCATAAACACGCAATCCAGTGCCATGAGTAGTGTAGTCAATGCGGTCGATTACCAGATTGTCGAACTTGGCGACATTCGGACGCGTGTCGCAGTACATCCCAATGTGCTGCACGGAGCTTAAATTTAACGTACCCGCGCCCGTCGTTCGCGTCTTAGAAACGTCGATGACATAGCGAACCCAACCACCGGGGTAGGTGTCGCTTCCGTCAACTGCCCAGAAGGAATAGTTACTCCCGGAACTAAGGGTCGCGTCGCTGGACAGGCATACACACAGCCCATTGTTTGCCCGAGTCGCCATCAGGCCGCCGGCCAACATATTCACCCAAATGTAGACGTGCGTGCCCGTGGCTGACAGATTTAAACCGCCTGTGCCATAGGCTAAAACAATGCCTTGGTTTGAAACCTTGATAGAGCAGGCGCCCGTGCCCTGCAAATAAACGTCAGTTTCCGAAATCGCGCTTGGCGTGCCGCCTGTGCCGTCTCGTTTCCAAACGGTAAATCCCGTGTTGTCGTTGACTAGTGAGACTGAGGTCAGTGCGTTGGTAACTGTCGCGGCCATCAGGCTTCCTCAATTTCCACCGCAGAAAATGCGGCAAGGTCTGGTGCCTGATTGAGAACCTGATTAGCTAGTTCGACCGTCTCGTAGAACTGTGCGTCGTCAGCGCTAAAGGTCAACAAAACGCGACCCTTTGTCGTAAACACATACAACGGCGGGGACGTGTCCTGCTTGAGAACGTAGTAGTGAGACATAAACCACCTAATGCACGTTCTTAACTGCGCGGATGCTGCTCATCTGTCCGTTACCGTCACGTTCCACGTGGAACGTATAATCCGGCTTCGGCTGAGCTTGGCTCGCTGTTACCGTATTGATGATGTTCCGCATCTCCGCAGTATTGGACTGCTGAAGCGTTGCTATTTTATCAACAATCAGCTCAGACAGCTCAGTCGTTTTTTTAAGTAGCTCGCTGTTTATCGCAGCGACCACCTTGAGCTGAGCAATTATTTCATCCAGCCCGTTGATAGTAACCGGGCTATCGTTAGAAAGCTGGTCGCCCTCTTCGAGCATTTTAACCAGCTCTGCCATAGTTACATCACGCGGCATTGAGGCAGTCCTTTATCTGTTGCAGAACATTGCGCCGCGCCATGTTTTTGTCGAACTCTTTCTGCGCCGACATCGTGCGCGTGCGCTTCCCGAGAGGGGTGGTAAGTTCCTCTGTTAGCTTTATGTCACCAAAGTCTTGCTGCTCTGCGGCAGGCGCAGGGCCAGCGGCGGCCTGGAACTGGCGAAGAACATCTGGGCTAGGTTCGCCAAGCAATATTTTTTGAACCTCAGCGTTGGTCATTTCATCGAGGTTTATATTGGCTTCCGTAATTGCCGCTTCTAATTCATCAAGGGATTGGCGCTCATTGGCAGCCTTAATGTTTTCGTTTTTAGGAGAGTACACAGGCATGCCGGATAGCTCTTTTTGTATTGCATTAACAACAGCGTTTTCAGAGCGCTCCTGGATGTACCCTTCTTCAACCAGAACTTCAGCTATGTCGTCTAGCGTGCGGCCATCTTTCCGAGTTAGCCTGTTTTTGCCGACCCTGCCAACATCAGCGTCCATCGCAGAAAGTTCGCCGCCTTCGTCTTTGATGCCGCCTTTCTCGATTATGAAATCGATAATTGACGGTCCAAACGCCTCTTTCTCTGTGGGGATATTTCCGCTTCTGACTTTGTTTAGCGCCACATCAAACTGAGACACGGCTTCTAGTTTTTGCTTGAGGCGCGGGTCAATCTGCCGGCCAATAGTCGGGTTAATTTTCTTGTAGATATCAATGGCTTTTTCTTGAACCCTTTGGCCTAGTGTTTCAAAGAAAGCGGTTGCAGCAATTGCGTGCGTCTCTGCGGTAGATTCGTTGTAGCCAGAAGATAGCACTTGCCCATATGCGTCAGAGAAAATCTGGTTCTGCTCTGCGGGGCGCGAGTCAGAGTCTGTCTCTGCTTTTATCCGAGCTAACTCTTCTTGCTCTTGAGGAGAAAGAGTCATGGGGTCCATGTGCATGCCCCCCGCTAAATTTTCATGAACAGACGTCCCAGCAAGGTCGGTCGTGTAATCTGATACAGATATCTCTATATCGCGGCCTTCATAAATTGCTTTTGGGATGTCATCTTTAATTTTCTGGAGCGTGGCGTTTCCTTCTAACTCAGGCGGAATTTTCCCTTGCTGAAAAAACACTTGAGCAGTGTTAGGGTCGAGATAAACGGTGCCTGTATCCGACATAAACTCCCTGAAGGCCTCAGGGTTGTTGTCTGCAAACTTATTGCCTTTGCGCTGCTCGGAGATGCCATTCAGGCGCTGCTGGTCTCTGGCGGTTTTGTACTGCGATATAACCTCTGCAGAGCCAGCCACCCCGCCGCCCATGACAGCGCCCAAAGCGCCGGCTTCAATCATCTGCCTCGCAAGGTCCGGCACGTTAACATCTTGCCCTACCGCATACGACGCCGACACTTCGCTAATTGCTTCCTGCAGGCTTTCTGTTATGCCTTCGGTCGTGGCGCCTTTTACGGTTTGAACCGCAACCTTCTTTGCGGCCTGAGTTAAGGTAGCGGACACCACCTCTTCAGCAATTTGAGACGCAGGGTCCAGACCAAAACTTTTGGCGAGACGCGAACCGACCTTTCCGGGCAAAGCGCTGTCTAATGCAGCTATAACGCCACCTGCAGCAAAGGCAACGCCGGGCGCTTCAACTTCAGGGGCCTTCTCTTTAATCGCCATCTGGGTTTCGCCAACGCCCAGAACAAGTGACGGGAAGAATGCGCCCGCGACACCGCCGGCAACCGTGCCCACTGGCCCAAACACACTGCCCGCAGCGGCACCACCCAGTCCTCCGGCCAGACTAGGCGCCATCATGGGTAATTGTTCGCTTAACCCCTCAGCTAACCAGTTAGTGAAATCATTGGCATCTGTAATCTCAAGAAACTGCTGGCGCATGCCATACTGACTAGCCTGCCTGATGTTCTCTTCACGACCGGCTTTACCAAATTCAGTAATCGCCTCGCTATCAATTGCTTCACCAAACGCTTCTGCAGAGCTGTACATCATGCCCTGCATCTGGTCTACGCCGCGCCCAAACGATGACGTAATGCGTTCCAGTTTGCTGAGTTTTTCTATGTCGTCGTGAGCTTGACGGGCGTTATAAGGGTTAGAAAGCCAATCTGCAGTTTTAGGGGAATCTTCAAAGATTTTGCGTAGGTCGATATCTTTGTATTTACTCTCAGCGCGAATGCGCGTGAAATTACTGTCAATCGTGTCGTGTGGAACGCCGGTCTTTCTGTTCAGCGCATCAATGTTAGCCCATCGATTGGGGTCAGACTCAACGCTGTATTTCAGAGAATTGTCTAGCTTGTTGCCAAGCTGAGATTTTAACTGTTGAACAGCGTTTTTATATTTGTTTTCTTCGGCCATTATTGAGATTTTCTAATTTGATACGTTTTAAGAACGTTTTCTGGACTTGCTAATAGGCCTTCTGTTTCTAATTCTCTAACAATATCAACATAGTCTTGTGCAGGAATATCCCGAATACCTTGAAAAGCGTCAAAATAAAACCACCCTGCGTCTTCCACCAGAACCTCAATATTAAGCCTATCTAAAATTTCCTTTCTGGAATTGTTATCAATATTTTCTTTGTTAGGGTTGTCTTCGTACCATTTATCTAGCTCTTCCTGATACCAACCTATCAATACATTGTTCCGAGCTTGCCAAAGACGGTATGCTTCTGGTTTACTTTTAGGTGGCTGCGGACCAACCGCGTCTATTATTCTGTCTTTACCATAAGCCAAATCTGTCTGTAAATTTTTCCTTTCAGGCTTTGCCTTATACATGGAATCTATAAGTTTCTTAGAGTCTGAGTCTGAAAATCTTGCCTGACTAATTATCTTAAGAGCGCCATTATTGTCACCACTAGCAATCAAAGCTTTAACTTCATAATAAGCTCGCAAGTCTGTTTCCACACTTGGCTTACTTTCTAAATAGGCTCGCTGCTGGGGCGTCAAAAAAGCCCATTTGTCTGGGTTTTGACTTTTCCACTGCTCAATAGATTGGTTTAAGTCGCGACGAAATAAATCTCCTTCAGTAAACCAATCGTTGCGAAGTTCGTTTTCTTGATGCTCTCGAATTCGATACTCTTCAGCAACAATCCTGTTAGCCTTTTCTCGGGCTTCTGGTTCGTCTCCTAATTTGTTTTTTATGTACTCGCGAGCCTGAGACAAATCCGGCTGTAGCATCGCTTCATCAGCAGTATACTGCGCCAGTCCGTTTGTCTTAGCGGTGTCTATCTTTTTGCTTATATCATCCCAAACCTTCGGTGATATTTCGCCTTTATGTTCCAGAAAATACGCTTCTGCGCCTCGCGGGTTATCAGTCAGGATGTTGTCGATCGCGCTGGCGTGAGCCGATGTTAGCGCCTCTTCTAGCTTTAATTCCTTTTGTTCCGGCCCCCAGCCGTTTCGTTGCGCAATGTTATTAACGAGTCCGCGTATCTGCGCGGTGTAGGGAGCAGGATTGTTCCAGTAAAGAGCAACGTCATTTTTTGCAGACTCAACGCCCGCTTCATCTTCGCTGTTCAGCCAGGATATCCGAGACTTCTGAGCATGCTTTGCAATGTTTTCAGAATCGCGGTCAAGATATTCCTGCGACAACGTGCTGAACATGCGCTGCTGGTTGCCGTTTAAGCCCTTAGACAGCTCATCCCTGTATTTACTAAGCTCATCGCGGGCATCGTTCCTGGAATCGTAGGCAGCTTTACCTTGCCTGTTAAGGAAAGCATCGTCGTCGCCAAACATACGTGCACGCGACCGCTCGCGATACTGATTAATCCTGTCCTTAACAACCGCCTTATCATCCTCGTCCTGAATGCGCTCCATTGAGCTGGCAAATCGACTAGCGCCCTCAACCAGCGCCTCGCCAAAAGCGCCACGCGGGTCCAGCCGCTGCGCTGGAATCTGAAGCGGGCTAGGACGAACTTGAGGTTCGTATGGCTGTACTTTTGGCATTTCAGTCGCCCTAAATTAATACTCTGTCACGTAGCCACTCATAGGATTAAACGAGTAGCTACCCGTACCAGACGGCTTTTTATTGCTCTTCCCGTACTTATACCACTGCTCAGACACGCGACCTGCCCCACCTAACAAAGTCCCCGCAGCGCCATATAGCCCCGCTGCACGATCCAGCTTAGACTGCGCCTGATACTGAGACGCCTGCATCTGTTGTGCATAAGCCTCGCGTTGAGCGCCAGACCTCAGCGTCAGTGCATCCAGCTCGCCCATCATCGCCGTATCGGCAAGCGCCGATAGAGAAGAACCAGAACCGACTTCCGCGCCAGATGCGCCGAACTGCGCTCTTTGTCGGCCTTTCGCTTGAGCGACTTTAATTCTCATCATCTGCTCTTCGCGTGTCCCGCGCGCGAGAGCGTCCTGCGCCATGCGCTGCTGAATCATCGCGTTGTTCTTAGCAACCTGGGACTGATAGCGGCCTTGCTGGTACTGCGTGTAAGCGCCAAATAGCGTGCTTGCTACAGTTAAACCACTCATGATGGCAGGTGTACACATAGCCTATGCCTTCTTTGAAAACCGATAAAACGGTTCGTTGTTCATACCTATCGGGAACGCGTCTTCTAGCTCAAACCCCAACCAAGCTAACCAGCGGTGACTGACGGTATTACGGCAATCGGTATAGTTAGTCAGCTTCGGATATAGTTTAAGCATTTCGTCAACGTAATGCCTGCATTCCTTGATAAACTGCCGTTTAATGTCGAGAACTCTATCTGTGCCTAATAGCCAGGGACTGCCCACCCCGCCTAGAACAGATACCGGGACAACTCCAAACATCAGGATTGGTTCGTCATCAATTAGAGCTGTCCAGACTTTGCTAGAAGAAATCAGGCCGTTGTAAAGCGCTTGTTCTGGAGACCAAACGCCACTGGCTTCTACTTCGAGAACGTCTGCCGAACGCATATGCTGAGCAATATGCTCGATGTGCTCTTCCTTGGCGTCTATGACATAGGCATTAGGCATCGACTACCAACTCCGGTATTACTGCAAGCACAGTAGCCGGGAGTGGGTATGACTGACGGATATAGACTTGCCCGTAGTCAGTCCACGTCGGCAAAACCTCTAGTCTTTCTTCAGTTGTCTGAGACGGGATATTCCCGTAGTTCATCCCAGGCGTGCGTTCTTTAATCTCATACAGGCTGGACGGGTCGCGACCTACACTCAGTCCGCGGCCATCCAGCAAGCGTATCGAAACCCGCGCAACCTGTTTTTTGCGCGACTGCATTACTGCGCCCTGTATCGATACCTCAAGGGTCTGTATGTCGCAGTTATAAGGCAGGCCAACATGCACCTTCCAAGCAGGGTTTGGCAGGGTAACGGCGCCGTCAGAGACGGTCAGCGAATTGACCGTGTTACCGTCTGCCAGCGCCACCAGATTCTCGCCTTCAAGGTGGTACAGATTACTGATGGTACTGGTGCAGGCGTACCACGTGCCGCCGGACGCATAGGCCGTAAAGTTCGTGCCGTCTATGTCGTAGCCGTTTAGCGTTGTCAATTCAAACGTATTCGCCGTGGAGTTGGCGACCTTGTACTGAATGTCGTTCAGCTCCACCATCCCGACAACATCACGTATCCAGATAACGTCTCCATCCGACAACCCGTGCCCCGTTGACGTAACAACAACCGGAGACGCTTTGGTTGCCGCTGTAATCGTTCCTGTCGAGCCAGTATAGGTAAGCCCTGAGTCTACGCAGAACGCGTCCTGTATGTCCGTAAAATAGCGCTCATGCAGTCTTTCTACGTAGCGCACGTCAGAGCCGTTAATCGTGCGTTTAACCACGACGTAAACAACGTCTTCATTGCCTTCTGAGATAGAGCAAACGGACTCAAACGTGCCATCAGTCGTGTGTCGCGCCCAGGCATAGACGTTATGCTCGCGGAGATAGGTGAACGAAAGCAGGACGCCATCATCACGCACAGCCCAAATAATTGAGTAAGGCTCCTGTGAGTAGCACCAGTCAACGACGGTGTGTCCTTCAAACAGATGGCGCGACATCACAGTCATGTCGTCGCCCATGTATTTATCATCTTCAAATACGTAGCGGAGGTCTCGCACGCGCGAGCCTTTTTCCTGTATGTACAGCGCCGTGCCGCCAATAATCAAAGGAACTACGTGAGAGCAGCCACGAAAACCTTGTGGCTTAAAATTAATGTTTAGCGGCGTGATAACGCCGTCTTGGTCGGCAACAACCTTCCACTCGCCGCCAGATGTAAAGACAATCAGCTCATCCAGGGAAACAAGGTGGCGTATTTCGTTGACTTGCTTAGCTGCAAGTGTTGCCTCAATCGAATCATCAGCCCTAAGCGGACGTGACTCGTTCATGTTGTCAAAGTCCGCTGTGCGCGTGAACCAGACTGTTTGAGGATTATTGTTTGTACTAGCAAATACTTTGCGTTGCTGATGATATGTAACGCATGCTGGATATTTATTTGCCCCATTAAAAGGATTGCGCGCTTGAGGCGTAGATTGCGATAAGTCTGGCGCGAAATTGTAATCTTGGAATTCAGGCGATGCATTTTCTTGGGCTTCCCCCAAAAAATAATACAAATCAGAGCCTGTCGAGTATTCTTTGTAGACGTTGTAATAAGCAGCGCCGGCTACCTGAGTCCAAGTTATTTTGGCGCCATACGTCGCATCCATCGCATTCTGAGAGGTGCTAACAACAGCAGATTGCAGCGATTCATCGCCTGTGTCGTCGGCAGCGGTCACTCGATAGCGATATTGCTTAAAAGGAAACGATGTTGCCGTGCCTATTGGCGCCACAGCCACACCAGTTGGCGTTGTGACAGACGTTCCAAAGCTAATAGTCGATATTGTCCAGTTGTTATGCGCTGTGCGTGATACATCTCGCGGCGCATAGTCAGGATGAGTTATGGTCATCACGTCTGCAGACTGCGTGTATTTCAAACGAAATAAATCAGCCTGAACCCAGGGGGTCGTCACTGTGTAGACTCTGGCCGACGTCCCCCCAGACGTGTATGCGGTGTAGCCTGTGCCGTCTACGCCATTCAGCGTAAACGTGTTAGTTCCAGTGTTCGTAACCTTGAAAAACCGCCCGTTCAGCTCTGTCATGCCGCCGACGCTTGCGATATATACGTCGTCGCCGGTCGAGTAGCCGTGTGACGCGACCGTTATCTGGACAGGGTTAGCTTGAGTTGCGCCAGTGATGGTTTTAGTTGCTTCCAGGACAACGCCGCCATCCCTAATAATCCGCATTCTCTGGTTGGTCAGGACTAGTGCATAGGCTTGCTCTGTATTGAACTGAAACGGGATAACGCGAGCCAAAGACGTGCTAGATTTTACCTCTGCGATATACTCAAACCCCGGGCGAGTAATCGCGCCGCCTTGAGACAGCACAAAAAAATTCTCGCACTTAGCCAGCCCAGTTCTGTATTTCGCCAAGTCTGCATGCGAATGCAGGCTTGGAGACAGTTCCCCGCCCGAAAACGATGTCTGCATATCGCGAGGCATCAGTATCTCCGATATGCCAAATCACCGTAAAAATAGTCACGGTCTACAGCGCCGTGACGTGCCTGTATGGAGCGCGGTAGCCTTGGACGCCCATCTTCGCCTTCATTGGAAGCGTGCGCTATGGCCTGCTGAATCGCGTCACCAAAAGCCTGTCGTGCCGCATCACGGTAAGATCTACCGCTATCGCCGCCTAATGGGATGGCGAGGTCACTAGCGAGAAGCCACGCTAGGCACTGCACAAACAGCGGGTCAAAAAGGTTAGTGTCCGTTACTGACTTCGTATAGCTGATATAGGCGTCATCATAGTCAGTCAGGATGACCCGCGTGCCGCCGTCGCCCGTGCCTATCTCATACGGGATGGGTTCATAGTCAATCCGTGGCGTAGCTATGCCAGTGCCCGTGACTATGTTTTTCCCACTTTCCGGCGGGATGATGTAATGCACCCGCAGGCAATCGTTGGGGTAATCGTACTCATACAGCCATTCGACCGGCGTATTCCCCGTCAAGCTGAGTGCGCGGGTCTCTTTAGCAAACGGCCACGAAAACAAGGTCAGCAGATGGTCGCGGGCTTGCCCGTACAGGATATTGCACTGCACAGATTGCGGAGAATTCTCCGTCAAACTGCCAATACTTCCGGCCCGCACCCGACTTAATGCTAGGTTGCAGATATCCACTGACGTTGCCATTTCAGATTACCTCAGTGTCGCTAAATTACATCAGTGTCAGCAATCGAGACTGCCTCGTATTCTACAGGTTCTGGCTCGACAACATCTTCTTTTTTACGCCCGCGAGTTGTCTCAGGCTTAGGCTCTGGAACAAACTCTAAATAACTTGGCGTGTCTTTCGCAGCTAATTTCTCAGGAAGAACAACAATTTCATGTTTGTTCCCAGGCTCGCGGAAGCAGCCTTGATAGAAGCAGGGTTTGGTCACCCGATAACGAACGGCCATAAAGCCTCCAGTTAAAAGGGAGGGAGCCGAAGCCCCCTCCCAGTCTTATCAGCGGTTGGACTGATGACCCATGACAATGCCAGCGGTCACCTTGCCTGCCGTGGTAGCAGCCGTCCCGATGGTGTATTTAATACGAACATACTGCTCGTCTACGCCATAAGGAACATGCTGCGGCAGGAGGTAGGTGCCGGCAACAAGGCCAGCCAGAGCAAACGTCGTGCTGGAAACAACGGTGGTTGCCGAAGTAAACGACTCATTGTCGTCAACTTCCAGCGACACAACCAGAGTTGCAGCACCGCCAGAGGTGAAGGTCTCAGTAATCTGGACAAGAAGCTCCACAGGGTAGCCTTTGCCAAGGGACTGAGCGACACCGTTAGGCGCGTCTGCCGAGGTGGTGTACCCCGGGTCACCATAAAGGTTCAGCACATTGCTGTAGTACGTGCCCGCTGCCTGAGCCAAATCCTGGTCATCGGACAGCAAGGAGTAAGTATCAAGAATCATAACGGTTCTCCTGTCAGTTGATTCCGATTAAGACACCGCAGCTTCGGTGTTCAGGATGGCATCGCATTCACGCAAAGGCATGCCGCGATAGGTCATCACCTCACGACCTTCGACTTCGCTTACACGCAGGCGGACGTTGCCGCTTGACGTGGTGGTGCTGGTCGAAACCGTCGGCGTTGCCTGTGCATCCAGAGCCTCAAGAACGTCAGCGTTGCAGTAGATAGCCGCACGGCCACCGCTGATTTCCCGCTGTTTCAGTTTCCAGTAGCCCTGACGCAGAAGAGCAAACATATCGGTGTTTCCTGCCTGCATGTCGCTGACATCGATGTTTGCGATGCGAACGATATACCGCCAGTCACGAACCGACAGGCCGCAGTCCCACATGAACTTCTCACGATGGACGTCATACAGCGAACCATCCGAGACTTCTTTGGTGGTCTTGCCCTTGTCCTCACGCGCAAGCCCAGCTTTGCTGCCTTTCGGATAGATACCGTGGCAAGTACGCTCGCCCCAGACAACCATCCAGATGGAGGTGTTGTCAGCGCCAGAGCCGCCTGCGTTTACAATCTGGCCGCCATTCTCAGCGGACAGGCTGTCAAAACGCGGAGCAAGTCCGTGGAACTGCTCGGGGTCGGTATCGGTGTTGCCGTAGAAAACAGCTGTTGCCATCTGACGGTTCATGCCTTCAAGGAAAGCACGGGCCTCGTTCAGACGGAAACGAGCCGGGTTGTTGCTGAGGTCAATCAGCTTGGAATCAACTTCGGACCAAGACTCCAGCATGCCGCACGCATCTTCAACCTGCGTGTTGGTAGCCTTCGACGGCTGAACGCCCTGATACAGACGACGCCACGTACCCGTCGGGATACCGCTGCGAATCGTCGTCAGGTGCTTGGTTCCGTTGTTGCACTCAAAGAACGGCATATCCATGAGAATCTGGTTGGTATCACTCAGAATCTCAATGATGTCGGATACGACATTCCCCTGACCATCCATCTGCTTGGCGAGGTCCGCCAGCGTGGGATAGTTATTTCCCAAAGTAGCCATAGTCAAATCTCCTTACGGACAGAATGATTTAGTGTCGTGCCTCGTTGGGGTACAGGCGACTTTCAATCACCGACTCCATCTTGGCGGGTTCACCTGAGCCTGGTTGGTCCTCGACAAGGTATTTACCAACAGCGAGAGCAAACTTAAAAACTTCCGGGTGGTTTCCCATGCCCGTGCTATTAAGTGCATCTCTCAATTCGGGAGACCCGAACTTATCGATGGCCTCGCGAGCAACAGAAACATTCTTTTCAAACGCCTCTCCGCCCACGTCCTTATCGTTTTTCAACTCAGTAGCCCAATCGCTTATCTGCTTCTGGTAAGCATCAGCCATCATCTGAGAATCACGTTCAGCCTTTGCGACCATTAGGCCGGTCAGCTTGTCCGCTTGCTCCTGAGACAGGCCGAGTTCCTTGAACACAGGCAAGGCTTCATCAGCCAGTGACTGGTCCACTTCCATGCCATTTGGCATGTTGAACTCGTACTTCTCAGGTATCTCAGGTGCTGGTTCTTCATTACCGTCAGCATCAGCACTGCTCGCCTCGACTGGCGCGTCCTGCGGTTGGCTTTCGCTCCCCGTCAGTAACGTGCTGTCTCCGCTTGCAGTATCCGCTGCCTGACTTTCACCTGCGGATTCGGTGTCATTCTGTCCGCTGTATTCGTCAGTCATCGAATTCTCCAAAAATCAAAAACAAACCCAAACATTAATTAACAACATCCTCCCAATCCCACTTTGGCTTTAACAAATCAAAAGCCAAGTCTTGGTTTGCGCGGGCCATATCGGCCCATATCTCCCTCGCAAAATCCTGCCGCCCCGAGAGGTGGTAGGTCGTGGAGTTTCCCGTCATCACTGACCGAAACATCCCCCCTTTTGCAATTACATCTGCCATTACGCGCTGGAACTCTGGCATCTTCAGCAACGCTACCCGGTCGTTATGGAGCTGCTGCTGCTTATGCTTTTCCTGCTGCAATTCTTTTTCGCGCTCCCGTATCTCCTTCTCTGAGTTCCGCGCGTGCGGCGAAACATTCGACGAACCGCTGCGACTCATTCGGTAACCTTCCTCCAGAGCGCACTGTGGCTGTCTTTCATATCGGCGCGTATCTCAGACACATCGCGCTGCAATCGCTCAACGTCGTGCTGCATCGCGACGTAGCCACTGTATCCACTGGTCGCGACGACGAGCAGGGGCACCCACTTCAGTAGGTCCGATGGAGAGGAGGGTGGCGGAGTACGTCGGTCCGGGCCGCTGTAGCCATTTCTCTCTATCTTCTCCGCCACTCTGCTGATTATCGTTTCGTCGCTTGATGCCATGGCTCATACCCACACGCTCATACCCACACCATTAAAGGAATACACATAACCACCGGGACAACGAGGTCCATAATCGAATCGAAGGACCACTCCCGCGGGCTCAGGAACGCATACCCAAACCCTAGCGAGTTCAGGGTGTTTACGTGGCAGCGCAGATATTTACCGTCCGCGCACTTAACCAGTTCGCTGCGGCCTTTATCCTCGACCTGCGCCACTTCGCGCCCCATGAAAAACGCAACCGCCACGACAGCCGGCCACAGGTAATTACCCACCATCCAACCCACAAGCGCCTGAAATGCCAAGCAGGCGACGCCGTGCTCCAGCCACGTTTCCCAACCTGTGAGCCATCCGCTCAATTTACGACCCCCCCATGGCGAGGTTACGACCACCACTTCGCCAACTTCGCCAGATTCACGCGGCGAGGTCACGCCACCGCTCCCGACAGCATCGCCAGCGCACTATCCGGGTTCCCCGTGTCCGTCTCGCTCAGTGTCCTCGCAGACTCAGCGGCACCAGCGCCCATCGCCGCGGCTTGCTGCATCTGCATCATCTGCTGCTCTGCTGCGGCGGCTTCCTGCGCTTCGTCGTCGGTGCGGATAATCTTCGGTGAGGCGCCCTTCGCGCGGGCGTAATCGTCAATCGCCTGATACGGGTCAATCTTATGGCGCGCTTCCGGCCATATCTGCGACATATTCCCCGCGAACGCGATCGTGGCTTCAACCGATGCCGTGGACACCGCGCGCTGAGCCTGGGCCAGTACGCTGACGTATTCCACGCGCAGGTCTGCATCTTCCAGCTCTGGCGGAGGCGGGGGCAATATTCCGGCACGCTGAGCGACTGCGAACGTGCGGTCGATCACAGGGTCCAGAAGCTCGTTATTCAGGCGCTCCAGAACCGGCCCGAGCATCAGCATCTTTTCTTCTTTGCGCTCGGCAATTTCGGTTGCCGTAATCTGCGCACGGTCCAGCTCAGTGACCATCAGGAACAGGTCAGCGTAGAAAAACCGCCGGATGCGCTCTTCTTTTTCCTGGATGCTTTGCACCAGCTCCATGATGCGCGGGTTGACATCGTATACGGGTGACAGCCCCGCCTTACCCGTCGCGGCCATGTTCGGGATATAAGTAATCCCGCCCGCGATGAGTTCTGCGCCCGCCTGCTTCAGTGAGCTATCCCCCACCAGCGGCGGGTTGTGCATCTTCTCGATAGCGATAGCCTTATCGAGTTCTTCTATTTGCAGAGACTTATTCGACGCCAGCGAATCGATGCCGGGGTAGGACGTGGCGTATACGTCCTCGGCAATCACCGACCACCGCGGCGCCATGAATGGCTTTTCCTGGAACCCCGATATCAGGAGCGGCTTATACCCGTCGCCGCCTTCTTCGTAGTACACGCTGCGGTACGGCATGTTACGCGCCAGTGGGGAGCCATAATCGCGGTCTACGTTAGGCTCGATAGCGTGTATCACGTTCAGCTTGGAGTCGTAATCGCCACGGTCCCACAGGTTCTTAACCGTGCGGCTGACGGCATCGGTCCCGAAACGCTTAACCACGCTGCCCACCGTCGTCCGATATTCGCGGTACATGGTGTCGACGTTGCGCTCGCCGTCCAGCGCCAGGGTGAACGACCCGATGGTGTAGGGTTCGTAACGCAGGACGTTATCGAAATTTTCATACGCGCACATGCACGCCGTGCCGAATATCCCCAGCTCAAGGTAAATATTCTGCATGGTGTTATAGAAATTCGAACGCGCGAATATCTGCAGGATTACCCGCTGCACGTCATCAAGCCAAAGCTTAACCGGCGCGTATTCTTCTAACTCCGGGTCGGGGTGGGTCAGCTTGAACCACGGGCGAGCGGGCGACGTTATGCCCGCCATCATGCCCGCAGACAGGATGTTAGCCGACATCTTTGCGACTTCGTTATATAGCCGCTCGTTTCGACGGTGCGTAGCTTCGTCCTGATTATCTCCATCCCCAGGCAGGAAGCGCCCACGCGACCCCATGACGAAATCAGACAGCTCGCGCCAGTCCGTCGCGTAATGGTCCCGCTCATCGCGCAGAACACGGCGACGATTAAAAACGCGGTCTTTTAGCTTCTTTTCGTCTATCGCCATAAGTTTACCGCCATGCGTGCGTGCCCTTCGCGTGTGCCTACCCTAGCCGCGACTTCGTTAGCCGCCAAGTACCGTCTTACCCGTTGGGGCGGCCCCCATGATCCCCGAGCCGCCCGTCAGGATGGTCGAGCCACGGCCAGACATAGCACGCTGCCGGCGCTTTTCGCCGCTATATGCGCCCTGCATGGCGGCATCACTCATAGTCGGAGGCGGAGGTGGGGGCGGCGCCATCTTGGGCGCTTTAGGTCCGATACACATATATTAACTCCTGTGTATAACCTGTTAATAAATTGTTTATAAGCTGTTATTAGTTTAGCCGAGCGGCTGGGGACTTCGCAACGTTTAATCTGTCGCGGATAGGGTTATAGCTCCCCCTGGGCTGGGACTCCCGCAGTTCTATAGGGCGGGGGGCCACTGGGTGCGCAAACGTCAGCGCGAGCGCATCGGCAACGTCTGGCGAGGAAAGCCCGCGTTCCTTCATTTTGTCTTTGCTCTCCAGCTCGAATCGGTTGGCCGCGTTGGCGTATGAGTAGGTCGGGGCGCACAGGTCCGTTTTCAGTTCGACCATGTTGGGAATACAGGCCCCGGCCTCCAGCCATCGGCGCATGCTGTCCCACATCTCTGCACGCTTGTTGACGTAGTGCGGGTCGCCCGCTTTCCCGCCGAAGTTTACCTCGTGGACCTCATGCCCCAGCTGCCGCAACCTGTCAATCACGCCCTCCCCCCGGCCGGCGTCCACCATCACCGCGTCTGGCTTCCACTTGTCAATCGCCGCCGCCACCATGCCGGCAAGGTCCATGTTGTTGACCCCGCGCATCACCCGTGGCTTAAACGCCACCAGCCCCTGGCGGGGGAAGATGACGCTGCGATCGTCGCCATAGCGCGCCACATCGACGCCCAGCACTTTCGGCGCCCCCGCCACGTCCTGCAGCGCCATGTGCTTGCCTGACGCGCGCAGCACGAGGTCGAGCGGTATCAGCGCGTTATCGACCGCAGCGTTGAAGTCGCATTCCATCTCTTGCGCATACTGGCTGTCGGTCGAGGTTGCCCGAATCATAGCCAGCTCATCAGCATCCAAAATGCCTGTGCGCGACACGGGATAATGGCCTGCGAACCATGCCGGATCTTCGACTGCGGCGTAGTACAGCTCGCTAAACAGGTTGATGCCCCTAGGCGTGCCGATGAAGATGGCCCAGCCCTTGCGGTCAGCCAGTGCTGGCCTCAGCACCTCGCCCCAGACATTGGGCCGCAGGTCGGCGACCTCGTCGACCACCAAGCCGTCGAGGTAGATGCCGCGAAGACTGTCAGGGTTGTCCGCCCCGTAGAGCCGGACGCGCCCGCCGTTGGGAAGCGTTACCGAGAGTTCCGCTTGCGACACGACGCGCTGCGGTATTGCTTCGGTGTGGTCCTGGAGAATCTGCCAAGCCACGTCCTTCGCTTGGCGGTAGAATGGCGCAATGTAGGCGAACCGGGGATTTTTCCGCTTGCA